GAAAATATTTTCTCAAATTAAAATTGAAAGCGAAAGGGCCTCTAGAGATCTGGCAGAGATTTACGGAGAGCCTTTATGGTGTGTTGGGACGGGTATGCGTAATACTCATTTACGTGCTATTGCTCCTACTGTTAGTAACAGCAAGCTTAGTGGGAATGTTTCTCCAGGCATTGAACCATGGGCTGCAAATGTTTTTACAGAGCAAAGTGCGAAAGGGACTTTCATTAGGAAAAACCCAACGTTAGTTAAGCTATTAAAAAAACATAAAATAAATACAAATGAAATATGGAATAAAATATTGGCTGACGGAGGTAGCGTACAAGATATTGCTGCTCTGGACAATATTACTATGGGCCACAACATTCCAGTTAAGGAAGTTTTTAAAACTTTTAAAGAGATTAATCAATTAGAATTAGTTAATCAAGCTGGTCTTAGACAACAATATGTAGATCAATCAGTTAGTTTAAACTTAGCTTTTCCATCTGAAGCTACACCAAAATGGTTAAACAAAGTTCACTTTGATGCCTGGAAGAAAGGTGTTAAGACTTTGTATTATACTAGAACAGAATCTGTTTTACGTGGTGATATAGCACAGCAAGCAATGAACGAAGATTGTTTGGCATGTGACGGATAACTATGCTATACACGATATGATATGCGTGTATAATTAAAAAAAGGGCTCTCAATACGAGGGCCCTTTTCATTTACAGGAATTTGTGGGTATGGTACGCCCAATTTATTTATTCCTTTTTTTTAGTATGTCCATAGCCTTTTTCTTTTAAAGCTAAGTGCTCTTTCATAGTTTTTACAAACTTTACTATGCCTTTACCTCCATACATTTTATGTGGTTTAAATTTTTTTTCCATAATTTAATTTTTTTTCTTTTTGAATCTACTTACTCTTCCTTTAGTGTTTTTTTCTTTTTGAGCAGCTCTTAGTTCACTCTTTGATAATTCACTATATGTAGTGGCTGTTTTCTTATTTATTCTTTTTGTTGGTCTAAATAGGTTTTCACCTTTGCTATAATCTTTATCGCCGCTAGGTGTCTTCCATTCTTCTTTAAACCAACGCCTAAGTGATGCGCCTTTCTCGCTTTTTCTAACTTTACTTAATGGTGATTGATACATCTATTTGTTTTTTCTACATTTAGCAATTGCTCCGCTTGCATAGGCTGAAGGAAAAACTTTGTACTGAGCTTTTACTTTTTTATAGCAAGCATCTTTTAAATCTAAAGGAGAATTTTCTTTAGCCATTTTAGCTAAATCTTTTGATTGATTTAAGTGCATTTTAGAAGCTCCTTTTAGCTCTTTTACTATTTCTTTAAATCTACCACTTGTGTTTTTCATAGCATTAGGAGATCCTATACTGTAACCATTGTTACCTTTTTTTCCTAAACCTTGAGGTCCAATCATTTTTGCTGCTGAATTAGACCTAGCTTTTTGCTTAGCTGTTGGTCCAGAACCTGCACCTTTCATTTTAGCATTTGCTACGCTACCAGCTATTTTAGTTGCTGCTTCTTTTGATTTACCGTCTTTTACTAATTTACTTACTAATGATCCAAAGCTCATAATTTTTGTTTTAATATGTCCATAATACGTTCTGTGTTTTTTCTTTATCGATGTCTACATGAATAAATGTGCTACCCATACCTATTCTTGTAAATCCAACTTCTCTTAATATACCTTCAAGCTTAAATCTATCTTTAGAGTTTTTACATGCAATATCAATCGCTAAGCCTTTTAAATGTGAAGAATCAGGTTTTCCTCCAACAGATTTGTTGTGTTCAACTGTTCTAAATCCTGAGTTAGGAATAATGGCTTTACCATATTTTTTACGAACAATGTCTAGCATGCTTATAAGTTCATCACTCATATTTTTACCACTACCCTCCAGGTCTGGAGAATCAAACTCTCCGTAAGTAAAATATTTAAACTTCATTATTTTATACCTTTTTCTTTACCTATTTTTAATATCCATTCTTTTTTTGCAGCGGCTCCTTTGTTTGTAAAATATTCTTGAGTCTGTTCATAACTTAGTTTATCAAAAACTCTTTGTAAGTAATCTTTATAGTCTTGCTTTTCTTTTGCTTTTTTATCTTTCTTAGCTTGCTTAGCTTCCATTTTTATAAGATCAAACTCTTCATTTTTAGCACCTACGTTCCAAGTTCTCCACCCTAAAGCTAATGCTATTCTTTGCATTTCACTATTTCTATTATCAAACATTTCAGCTACACCTCTAGCTTCTGCTAAAGCCCTATCTAAAGGTAAATTAAGAGTTGCTGACGCTACATTTCCAATTACACTATATGTTGCAGAAGGATTAAACTTACCGTCTATAGTCACACTCCATGGATGTTTTTCCATTACTGCTTTATCAAATTGGTAAGCCTGTATTGCTGAATATATTTTTCTAAGCTTAGATCCTATAGCCGGCGATACGTTAGCTGCTTCAAGAAGTGTTTTAGCTTGATCACCTTTAAAACCTTTATCAGCCTCTCTTTTCCAAGTATTGTATGTATTTTTTATAGTAGTGACAATAGCTCCATATATACCAGTACCTCTGATAATAGAATCTGCCATACCATTTAAAACTCTAGATGCTTTTTCTTCAAGTTTTTCATCTCTTTTAACTTTATCTTCCTCTTCTTCCTCATCAAAACCAGGTATTAATGCAAATGCAGTCTGAGATAGTGCGTTAAATATAAAATTCATCAAAGCTCCATAATACAGTATCTTAGATATATTTGTTTTATCGTCCCCTCGTCTGTTTATAAGATCCTGGCCAGATTTTTTCATTAATCTAGTGTATTGCATAGTCGTGTTCTGAAAAGATAAGATAAGACGCCCTGCAATGCTTCGCTGTTGTTGAGACACTAAAGCAGGATCACCTGATTGCTGTGCTACGTCAGAAAGCTTACTCATATCTTCAAAAGCTTTTGTTTCTGCTTCTTTTACATCTAAACCTTGCTTTTTATAAGTATTAACTCTATTTCTATAAAAAGTAGCACCACCTGAAGATATAGCAATACTATCCGCTATCTGTGTTGGTGCAAAACCTATTTTTAACAAGTAAGCTATAATTGAACCTATTTTATCTTCCGTATTTTTAGCTGCGTTAGCTATTTCAGATTCTTGTACATCGGATTTTAAACCACTTCTACGTTGTTTTAATTTATCTGAATTGAATATCATTACCCAATCTTTCCAATATTGAGGTTGATTAGCGAATGCTAATGCTGCTTTGGCTGGATTATTATCTGACCAGTTTAAAAAGTTTGTTGCAGAAGTTAATTGTAACAATGCTGATCTTCTATTGAAGAACATTATTGTACCTATAGAGTTGTTTACCCAATTTAGCCATCTATTTGTTATGCCATCGCCACTTTGATTAGGACTATTACTACCTGTCTTCATAGCATATATAGCGTTTTCAATAGCTACTCTAGATGCTTTACCGTATAGAGCTTCCACTTTATTTAAATTCTTTTCGCTAAATATAATATCAACGTTTTCAATAAACTCTGTTAGGTACTCTTTTCTGTTTGTTTTTTCAGTTAAAGTATTTAAGTCACTTAAAGTTGTTTTTGCTTCCCAGTACTCTGTAGGAGCAGGCCATGTGTCTTGTTTAGATACTAGTAATAAAGCATCTGCAAAAGCACTAAGCTCAGGGTCATTTGCTATAGCGTCATTTAATTTTTTGTTATCTCTTTTAGTAAGTCCTGGTATTTCTATACCTGCTTTATTCCAAAGATAAACACGAACAGCCCCGTCATAAGTAAAATCAATACCTGGAACTAGTTTGTTTAGTTTCTTTTTAACAGGTTTAAATATTTTAAAAAGAGCTTTAGTATCGTTCTTTATTGTTTCTCTTGCGGCTTCTACTGCAGCAACACCTTTAAAGTAAGGATCCATTAATGCTTCTTCAAAGAATTTTTGATCAGCTTCACCTTGCTTACCTTTACCCGCAAATTTGTATTGAGTTAATCCTCTAAAATCTTCAGCAGATGGTGAAACAAATATTTTAAACTTACCAACTTTTTTACCTCTTCTTTGCGCTACACCTTTAGAAAATTCTTTAAAAGATTCTGTACCAGTCTGGCGCTCAATCATATCATTGAACCCTTTATCTAAACCTTTACTAAATTTAACTTTAGCTTGTTGAACTTTACCTTTAATATCAAAAGTATCAAATACATCTTTAACAGCTTTAACATTTTTAATAGCATCATCTGCAAAATAAAAATCATTATAGCCTTCCGCTACTTTACCTATCATCCAATCAGCTTTTGCTTTAGCGTTACCATCACCTAATCCGGTAATATTTTTTAAAGGTATACTTAAACCTAAGCTTTTTAAGAATTCTTGTATTGGACCTGCAGCATCTTGAGGTCTTGCGGTCAAAACAAATACATCTTCAGTACCTCTAGCATCCGCTATTTTTTTAGCCACTTCAAACAATGGACCTTTCTTGCCGTCCATTACTTTACTAAATTCACTAAAATCAAATATAGCGCCTTCAGCTTCCATCTTAACGGCATCCTTAGCAAATGTAGCGGCATCTATTTTTCCTTTAGTACCATCTGGCATTGTATATAACACATTGCTTTTAGTTCTAGCTAAAGTATCATCAAAATCAAATACACGTATTTTTTTAGGTGACTTAGACCAACTAATAGACCTTCCGTTTTCAATAGCTTTCTGATCTGTTTTAACTTTTGTTAATTCAGGTTTTGAATATTTAATAGGGGATCCTACAAAAGTGTCGGTTTTAGCATCGTAAAACATAATACCAAGCCCATCATATCTAGTGTCAACAGGAGAGTCTCCCGTTTTAAAATCAATACCCATCATTTCTTGAGTACCTCTTTCTTTTTTAAGTTTATCGTCTAATTTTTTTGGTAGTATGCTTGTATCGTAATTCTCTAATTTTTTAAGTAATTCTTTTTTAATTTGAGCATCTCCCGATAGTATATACTGTAAAGACAAAGTAGCTATTTCTTTAGCGGGTATCATGTGCTCTAATACATAAGGGTCCTTAGAGTAAGCTAATCCTGCTTTTACTAAATCCGCATCGGTTGCTATTTTGAAAGTGCCATCAGGCATAGGAATTACTGGTATCATTCTAGGTGCTCCTGCAGCTTTACCAACACCGGTCATATCCGCAAATTGTCCTACCCAAAGCATTTGTACACCAGTCAAAGATATATCCCCGTTAGCATACCCTTCTCTTAGTAGTTCCATTGCTTCTAGCATAATTTCTTTATCTAGTTGTCCCTCGTTATATAGTTTCTGTAAATAATCTTTTTTGCCTTGTTCATCTAGTTTATTAAAGTTTTTACTGAACCACCAATTTTTTCTTGTTTGCTCAGTGTCTCTAAAATCTCCTTTAGTCGACTTTATATTTAAAGCTTTCATAATGTCTTTAACACTATTAAACAAGCTATTTCTAGGATTTTTAACTTCTTTTTTTACATCCGAATCTAAAACTATAATTCCATCAGGATCGGTTTTTAATTCAAATCCAGCTAATCTTGCTGGACCAGATAATGCTCTATAAAACCCCCTAACAAACCTAGATTCTTCCATTTTGTCTTTTAACCACAGCGCAGCTAGCCTACCTTCATTTACAGCTTGCAAACTTCTTAAGTTGTAGTTGCTTTCTAAACCATATTTCGCCATTATAGTTTTATATTCCGAGGGTGTAAATAAAACTTCCCCTGCAAAATCCACAACCATATCTGTAGCTTTTTCTATACCTACTTTTTCTATTTGAAATTCAAAGTTTTTAACTAAATTATTTTTTGCAACTTCTTTCGCTATATTACGAAGCTCTGGTCTTGTAAAATCGTCTTTAAAGTGTATTTTAATTGCTTTATTTAAGTCTTTTGTAGCTGATAATGTTTGCTTAAACCTAGAAGTATTAATTTCTTCAACAAAAAAGTTAACCCTTTCTAAGTTATTTAAAGTTTTACTAAACTTAACAGTGCCTCTTTCTGCATCCCTAGATAACTGTTGTACAAAATTATCTGCTAATACTACACCTAAGGCTTCTTGATTACCTTTAAAAGCTTTTCTTATGTCACTGTTTTCATTTGCTAGCTCTTTAGTTAACACTTCAAAACCGGCTTCCTCCGCTATAGCTTTTCCTAGTGATTCTCTTTTTCCACGTATAACTTTTCCATCACTACCAACAAAATTTGCTACAAAGTCTTTGTCAGTAATGCTGTCTTCAAATTTACCATCTACTTCTACTTGAATAGCTCTTCTAACAATTTGATTACCAGATGTTCCTCCTTTTTTATTAGTAGAAACTTTTTCACGATCAATTTCTTTACCTACCCACTCTGGATAAGGAACAAACTTTGGATCAAAAATATCATTATTGTTGCTATCTTTTTTTCTTTTACCGTTTTTATCTAAGATATAAGCTCCCCCCACAGATTTTTCTACAGCAGCGGGTATAGCTGTCATCAAATAAGTGGTCGTCATGTTTTCTAAAATAGATTTTTTATTGTCTATTAAAAACTTTTGATAGGATCCATCTTTAGGATTACCCATTCGATTTATTATCTGCTTAGGTAAAGCTGTTGCGTCTCCTACAACTTTACCAATAGCTTTTTTAATTTCTTCTATTAACGGTGTTGTTTGTTTGTTTTTACCCTTAGGTCTTGTAGACAGTTTCGACGTTAATTTTGAAACTACATCAGCAAGCTTTGTTTTTATTTCAGTTAAAACAAAACTAGGTATTAATTTAGGATTTGAAATTAATGATTTGTATTTTTTTCTAGTATCTGCTGTTGGCCCAGAATCTTCTTCTGTTGTTTTGCTTTGCACCTCTTTGCTATCTAAATCTGCTTTCTTCTTAGCAGCCTCGCTTTCTTTAAATAAAGCTTTTTTAGCATCACGTATTGCAAACGGCGTATTTGAAAATATAAATTCTCCAAAAGTTATAGGCTCTTTATTACCTGCTTTTTTTCTTTCTGCAGCAGGATCATAATTAGTTAATCTTTCCTGAATACTTTTTATGGTTTTTATACCCGCTTCTTTACTTGAAGCTTTTGATTTTATATAATTACTTATAGCACCACCTTCTTCTGTAGCTTTAAAAACTTCATTAAATATTTTAGGGCTAAAGTATTCCTCCTGAGTGGTAATTGAAGGTGGAACAAGCGAATTAATTTTATCTAATAAAGGCGCTTTACTAACGGATAAAGATACTTTTTTATCTTTGTCTTCTTTTGTAATTGCTTTTTCATCGTCATCTGTAGAACTAACTATGGGATTATCAGGAGTTTTAACTCCTCCAAAGTGAGCTTCTTTATTATAACCTTTTACGAACTCGTAAGCATCTCTTCCTTGATCTACTGTAAATTGAAACTTACCAGGTAACTTAGATAAAAATGAATTTGCAAAAACTCTAATTTTATTCATTGATTTATCGTTAACAACTTGACCGTCGGCTAAAACATCAGACATAGCATTCATTGCTTCCTCAAAATAATCTGCATCTTTTATTACATTACCCTCAGCATCTTTTTCTGTATAACTTTGGTCTATTCTAAATTTAACTTTAGCAAATAAATCTTTATCGTTTTTTTCTAAATAAGACAACAAGTCTGCACCTGCTTTGTCAATCGCGTCTTGATTAGATCCGTATTTTTCTTTAGCATATTTATGGAGGACTTCGTGTGCAAAAATTCCTATACGTTTATTTTTTACAGCCGCATTCAGGTTAATAATTATCTTATTAGTTCCACTAATTTCTCCTCCTTCAAAGGTTCCGTTCTTAACCGCTTTTTTTAGCTTAGCCAACTCTGTTCCTTCAACACCCGCGTCTTCAAAAGCTTTTATAATTTCAGTATCTGCATCTTTACCTTCAAAAGACATAATTTCAAGATCCAAACCTTGCTGTTTAGCAAAAGCTTCAGCATTACTTCTACCTGATTCTATCTTCTTTTTATAAGTGTTGTCAATGTATTCTTCTAAAGCTTTGTCTTTAATTTCTTTAACAGAAGGATTTTTGCTTCCTTCTTTTATTAAAGCTTTTTTTGCTGCGTCCAGACCTGCTTGATTTGCCTCTGGTGATAGGTTGCTATAATTACCAATTACGGATTTTACGCTTTCGTTCAGCATTGATTGAGTATAAAAAGAATAACCTAATGTACTGTCTAAAGACACGTTTTGGTCAACAAAGCTTTCTTTAGTTTGTTTTATATCAACACTATCTGATAACAATTGTTCACGCTCCTTAGCTAATCCTTCAAATTGAGTTCTAAGTTGAGATTCTATTTGAGTTAGCTCAGCAGCTTTTATGCTAGGGTTAGTCGAAGCTTCAATTAATTGTTTATTAAGTAATCGCATTTTTCTATTAACCTCTTCTACTTTATAAGCTTGGTCAATACTTAAAGTGCTTCCTAATTTAAACATGACACCTTCTTCGGTTTTCTGCATATCCAGAGTTATAGCATCTACAACAGATTGCGTTTCTTTAGGCAACTTTAAATTTAAATTTTTTAAATCTAGCCAGCTTTGTATTTCTGGCTGATTGGTAAGCTTTCTTAAAGCATTTAAGTTTTCCTTAAGTTTTGCTGATTCTTTTTTACTAGCTAAAACGCTAATATATCCTTGCCTTAAACCTTTAGCTACGCCAACACTATTCATAGCGCCACCCATTAAAGCTCCTTGTGCAAAAGATTCTAACCCGCCTTCAAATAAGTTTTTGTCTTCTCCTAATATAAATATATCACCAAAATTTTGCGCAACTGTTGTTCCAAATTCGGAACCTCCTTCTACTCTTATTCCTTTTCCAACTTCTTTTAATCCGTTACCTAAAAATTTAAACCCCTCTTTTACGGTAGTAGGAGAAAGCATTTTTGTTCCGTTTTTTAAATTTTTCAACAGAGTCATAGTACCTACTTTTTCCATAGCTACCTCTGCTATTCCGTAAAGAGCTTGTATACCTAAAGATTGCCATTCGGATATGCCTAATATTTTAGCGTCTTCAGCCATTTCTTTTTCTAAAGACATTACAGTAAAAGAATCTGCATCTGGATTATCAATTAAAAATTGCTTATTTTTAATCATTCTTTCGCTAGAATTTTTTCTGCTAACAGCCATTTCCATACCTTTGCTCCCTGATCCGGATAAGAAAAATAAAGGCATAGCTGCAGGGCCAGTCATAGCCATAGCTAAAGATGGTATTAAATTTACTGAAGATCCAGCAACCCATTTACCGGCATCGCTTACACTGTTAATTTCATCAACAGCAATTGCTCTTTGAAAATTTTCAGTTTCTTTTTGAAGATCCTCACCTAAAGAAACTAATCCAGTGACATTTTCTATTTTTGCACTTGTTGACTCCGGCCCACTTAGTGCAACTGCTATCGCTCCTGGATTATTAACTTGACCAGCTAAAGTAGCTAAGGCTGCTCCTGCGTATGTTACACTCCCTATAGTAGATTTGAATGATGTCCTAAGTTGTTTTATTCTATTGTAATCCTTGTTAAAATCCATTAAAGCAAGAGGAACTGTTTTGCTTTTTTCAAAAACTCCATCTTTTTTTAATTTGCCTTGTAAAGATTGTATATCTCCTTGTTTTTGTAAATAATCTACTTCTATAGCGGTAGCCACCCTGTAGTTATCTTGTGTTGGGTTGAGTTTATATTCTTTAATGGCGTTTTTTAAAGATTCCTCTGTTTTAAAATAATTATTAGATATTTCTTGAAAATTATTAAGTCTTTTTTCATCGTTTGCGGCTAAAGCTAGTACGTCCATACGCCCTTCTACGGACAAGTCGCTAGCGTACCTAAGCGATGCGTCTAAAGCATATTTTTGTTTTCTTTCTGAATCATAAAAAAGCGTTTCGTTTTCTGAAAAATCAGGAATATAACCATCTTTTTTCCATTGATTATAAGCTTGAAATTCTTTTTTGTTTTCAAATTGATCAACAGTAGCGTCCGTTTGTTTTACTCCTACTATTTCATTTTTTGGGCCCTCAGTAATATTAGACAGCTCGCTTCTTTGTATTTCAGAAAATTTAGAAACCAAATCTTTTTTCATAGAAGATTGCAGCTCTTCTTCTGTTAATTCAGGAGCTTTTAAAGTTTCTTCATATTTTTCGTAAGCATCACCACTTCTTTTTTTAGCTTTGTCTAAAAAATTAGTATCTGCTTTTAGTTTTATATATTCATTTATTTCAGCAGCTGCAGCAGCTAGCTCTTCGTCTGTTTTATTTGATCCAATTCCTATAGCTGAAAATATCTTAGTTGGCTTACCTATTAAATCACCCACAAACCTCGTTGCTACTCCTCCTAATTCCATTTCATCATCTACGGAGTTTTCAAAGTTTAAAGCATCAAGACTTCCAAATGAAGTTCCTTGTGTGGTAGATATACCAATACCGGCTAGTTTTTTATTTAATGATGGAGAAGCATCTTCTTCATCCTGCCTTAAATCTTCAACAGTAACATAGTAATCATCTAATGGATCTAGTGAATCCAAAGAAGTATCTACCAGCTCTAATTCCGTATCTTCTAGTGTTACATTCTCCGCTTGTGATGCTATCATTGGTTGAGACACCACATCTGCATCCGCTGCAGCGTCTTTTTGAAAAGTTGTTGGGTCAAGTAAATCTGCGGAACTAGTATCTGCAGACTCAGAAGTATTGTTATCTGATTCTAAAGTAAACCCCATTAAGCTTATGTATTCTTCAATATCTAAACCTTCTTGATCGGCATAATTTTGCATGTCAGCCTCGCTTACTCTAACTCCTGTTTCTAAATCTATATACATGTTTGTAGTTTTATTTAATTTAATTATTTTGAAGATGTTAAACCTAAAGCTGCATTAATACCAGGGTAGTTAATCATTGGCGCTCCATTTGAATTTAATACAACTTTGCCGTTTCTAGTCTTGTAGTAATCAACTGTTACTTTTTTACGATTTTTGCTTGCAGCATTTGGATCTTTTATTTCAGGCAATACATATTGACGTTTTGGGTTGTATTTATTATCCACCTTTTCTTCCCCTTGTAATTCCCATCTTTTAGATTGACTAGTTTGAATTGTGCTACCAGTTATTCCTTCTCCTATAACATCTTGAAATTGAGTAAATCTTTGTTTTTCAACACTTGGTTTTGGATCTCTTACTTTGTCTACAATAGATTCTACACCTAATCCTCTATCTTTAATTAATTTTTTAGCATAAGCTATTTGAATTCTTTCAAGATCCGGATCATTTACTTTGCCATTTTCATTCATTTGCCATACAACTTTATCCGGATCCATTATTTTAGCTAAATCGCCTTTTATAGCACCTTGACTTTTAGCAGGATCGTCCATGTCATCAAGCATTGTGTTATTACCTAATCTAATCGCTCCTTGGGTACCTAAACCAATTATATAGCTATCAGATTGTGCTCTAACGTCAGCTATTAACTGCTTCATATTTGGTTTTCTAAATTTTATAGTTATTCCAGTCTCAGAATCGTATATACTTTCAGTTATTTGATCTTTGTAGTAATCTTTTTTTGTTAGGTTTATAGCGTTAGCAATTTCTTGCATATTCTTAGTAGGATTTGCTATTACCGGAAGTTCCGCTCCTCTATTAGCATTAGTACCTACTTCGTTGCCTTCTCCGTCATAGGATATAACTTTGGTCGATAACCCACCAACTTCAGGATCCCAATCAAATACACCAATAGATTGACCAGGTGTTGCACCTACTTGTCCTTGAATATTCAATCTTTCATATATTTTAGAATTACCATACATATCGTAACCGCCATATTGACCAGCTCCTGATTCAATCATAGAAGTCCACTCTTCCATGTCAGCTTGATCCTCTACTGCTTGCTGTTTAATTTGAGTTCCCATATTAGCAAACGAAGACATCTCTTGAGCCTCATCAGTTGTAAAATTTAAGGGATCTTTAAGAGACTTAGCGTATAATACCCCATATCTATCTAAGCCTTTTCTAATTGCTGTTGCCCAATCTGTACCGGTATTTCTAACATCTTCTGCGTTGGCGCTATTAGCTAGTCTAGCTTGAGCTTGAATAACCTTTGTCTGCATTTCAACGTTTCTTTTTCGAGTCTCTTCTAACTCTTTTTGTCGCGTTTGTATAAGATTAACAGCTGTATTAGTAACATTCTTCATCATGTCTCTAACATATTGCCCTGACTGCGTGTCTACTACCTGTTGTGGATTTCTGTAACTCATGTTTTATATTTTTATTTAACTAGGAATAACCGAACTAGCAATAGAAGTTAAACCCCCTATCATACCCGTTAATGCCCCTGTTCTGTCTGCGCCTGCTTGAGCTTGTCTTGCTTGTGCTCCTGATAATTGAGCAGAGACTCTATCTAATTTAGCATCTTCTCTGTTTTCTTGTGTTTGAAATTGAAATTGTCTACCTTGCATTTCCAGTCCTTGCACTCTACCACCTTCGCTGATTTGTAGCCCCTGTACTCTTTGTTGCTCAGCCATTCTTTGTTGCTGTAATTGTTGCTCTCCTTGAGCTCTTAGTTTTTCATTTTGAGCTTCTTGTTGTTCAATACTAGCAGATACACCTTTTTTACTTTGTAACGCTGCTTGAGCCAATGCAGTTGCGCCGCCAGCTCCTGCTCCGGTAGCTCTTATAGTATCCAAAGTATTAGCTAATGATATATCAGCTTGCTCAATTTGTATTTCAGCAGCTTGTGTTGCTACACCTAGATTAGCCATTGGATTTGTTAATTGCCCGCTTAAATCCTGTGCTAGCCCACTTAAATTTGAAACTCCTTCAGCCGGATTTATTATTGCTTGTCTATTGTTTTCTAAGTAGTTTAGTTTTCTTTGTAGTTGTGCTCTTTCTCTTTTAGCTGCTCTTTCAGCTCTTTTAGCCGCTCCTCCGCCAAATAGACCGCCTACAACATTAAGCACAGCGCCTCCAATAGCAATTCCTGCCGATAGTGGTTCAAGCGCCATTTGAACATTAGCGTTGCCTTGTCCAAATAAAAATATTTCTAAAAATTCTATCATGTTATTTGTTTTATCTTCCGTATGTTGATCCTACTGCGAATAACTCTTTTAATCCACCTGGATTGGTAGTAGTATCTGTTTGCATTGTTACTGTTGTATAATAAGCTTTTATACCTGTATTACTAGGCCCGGATAATACTTGACCAGGCAAAGGTGTTGGTGAATTATTTAATATAGCAGCCACATATCTGTTTTGTTTTCTATCAAACCCAGCTCTATAAGGAATATTGCTTTCAAAATATAAACCTTCATTATAACTATAAATTCTACTATATATGTTAGTATATGTATCTAATACAAACATTGCCGCAACTCCAATAGGGCTTCCGCTATTTGTGTCTATTTGTTGTATATCCCCTGGCTGATATCCAAATCCAGGATCAATTATGGATACTTGACTTACACCACCTCCGCCTGCAGTACCAACTATATTAACTTTCATTCCAACACCAAATCCGCTTGTTGAAGTACCTACATTGTTACCTGTAACATAAAATCCGCTTCCTGGGTTTATTAAGGTAAATGTAGCAGGATCAGCAGTGCTAGTTCCTTTCTCGCTATTATTAACCCATACTCCGTTGACAAAATCTGTACCTGTATCATCTGAAATTAAAGATATAACTTCCCATCCGCTTGTGCCTTCATAGTCTATTGTCTTGAATGTTTTTACTCTTGTAGGATCAGGGTTTAATATTAGCTTGACAGAAGACTTATTATCTGTACCGTAAAAATTACTTCTATTAACAGCAGTAGAATAGTGTTTCCATATCGATGTACCATTGGTTGTGAAAAACTGACCTTGTGAACTAAACCCGTTACTCGGATTGTAGTCATAAAAACTAATCCATCCGTTAGTAGCTTCTTCAAAACCTAATGTATTGTAATTATTATTAAATTCTTGTAAAGATATTATATAATTTTTATTATATATATCGTAAGAACCTATTATTTTCCCAGTTGTTCCAACTAAAGATAACTTATCTCTAAAGAAATCAATCATTCCGTAATTAGATATTTCAGTTATACCATCTCTAGATAATCTTAATATAGCGTTCCTATTACGATCCGCAAAGTATTTTTGATATCCGTAAACAGCAAAAGACTCTGGGTTAGTTGATATTCCATATTCTCCAGCGTAAGCAACTATTTGACCTATAACTAAATTAGCTGTAGTTGTTATAGCAGATCCTTCTGCTGAATATATTGCGTCTTTATCTATTAAAGCTCTGTTTACTTTGTCTTCTTGAAATATTATTAAGTTTGTATCTTCAGCATAAAGCTTTTGTATACTACCTCCCGTTGGATCAACACTTCTAGTTGTTTCTTCGGCTGTACTAAATTGATTAGACTGGTTTACACCTGTTCTAGAATTGAATACTCCTGAATATATTAATGAATTTTTTCTACGTTGTTGCGCATCATTATCTTCTACGATATAAGCTTTTACACCTAAATCTGTTGATATATTATTATAACCTCCTCGTATTCTAGATTCTTCTATATACCAATCTTCTTGCACTATGCTAGTGGTTGGAGTTGTGTAATTTGTAGCTCCTGTTTCACCATTACCTATAGGAAGATCAGCTAATCTCTTCATGTAAAATGAGTTAAAATATCCTACTTCTAATGTTATTGGCATATTATATTTATTACTTGTTTTTTTCTTTTATTACAACGGAGCATCAGTACACGGCAGCCCTGCATAATTTGCATCTTCACAATCAACTGTAAACTTAGTAGATTGATCATCTGGAAAACCTAGAGAGCATTGGCCACCACTTATTATTGTGGTTAAAACCCTGTATTCTCCAGCCCTATTAAAAATCTTTCTTATAGAAACAGCAGCATCAACTCCTACTTGTAAGTCTTCGTTATATACAAACCTCTGTTCTCCGTCTACAAATTCCTCTGCTTGGCTCCAACTACCTGGTGATTCAAAAGATCTGTATTGAATTGTAAAACCAATAGTATCATCTTCTCGCCCTGCGCTTCCCCCTGCATTCGTAAGAGTACACGTTATAGCTACCGCTCCTTGCTCCAAAGCCCCTGTTGTGTATGTTACCGGAGGTAGTGAAGTTCCAGGGTTTTTTTCTAGTGCATTATAAATTTGTCCTGAACCAATTGTGGAAGGATATGTTACTGTCTTCGAAGGGCCTGTTACTGTGGCTGGGTTTGAGTTTTCCGGTGTGCTGCTCCTTAAAAATTGAACCTGTAAATTTTCTCTACAAGTAATAACCGGCGTAAATGATGGCCCATCAATTCCTTCACATAAAACTTTGTTTACTCTAGGATTTCCAACTTGAAAAGTTACCGTTGCAGTGTCTGATAACTCATTAAGTGATCCGTTTGCATTAAGATCAGTTACCTTGACCACCACATTGTAAAGTGTATTGTTAATTAACTCTACTTTAGAAGTTAAATCGCCTGTATTAGAATTTATTTCAAAGTTAGAGTTTATATTATTAAAATCTGTTTGGCTTGGGTCTAATGACCATACCAGCTCTTGAGTATTTTTGGTTGTATCAGCACTACCATTTACAGCTGTTAAAGTGTCTATTATAACTTCATTTGCTTCTGTTGTTACACCTGTAGGCTGTGTAAATGCGCCTATTACAGGAGCTGAATTTTTTAACGATATATTTGGTAATGTTATAGTGTCCTCAAAATCTACGAGTCCACTGGTATATTTTGTGTTAGCAGTTATAGTATATACGCCTGTAAAACCTTCATCTACAGTGGTATCATAAAAAAATGTAGTGTTAGTTTTAACTTCAAAACTTGTTCCGTTTTGTGTTATCGTAAAAGGAAGGTTTAAAGGATCTGAAGCTGTTCCTCTTCCGTCTATTATACTTATACTATCTATAGTAACAAGAGATGCGTTTATAGCAGTTCCCGCACCATCTAAAAACTGAAAAGGTAAACCTACTATAGTTGAGGTTGTTGCATTTTCAAAAAAGTCAGCAGCCGCGAAATTAGAACTTGTTAATCCTCCATATTGAGAATCAACTAAAGCATTTAATTCTGCTAAATTTCCAGATAACGATGTTTCAAAAAATACATCTAACAAAGATTCAACTGGTTCTGTTTCGGCTACGGATAAAAAAGGCACCATAGAGTATACAGCCGTAGGAGGCGAAGGAGGAGTATTTACAGAAAAAGTAGTAACATAAGCGCCTATTGGGTTGTTTATATTTTCTGATTGATTACCTTTTATAACAAAAGGATTTGAATCTGCACTATATAAAGGTGCATCTGGCCCTGTTTTACCCCAGGGTATTCTACCTGTAGGTTCTGGCGTTTCGTTAACACTTTCTATTCCATCAGCTACTATACCCCCAAAGTAATTATATGTTTGCAATATATCAGATTCGCCATATTCTCCCGCTTTAGTTGTAAGTGGTTTAAAAGGTATAGCCTGTATTTCCATGTCTCTAACCGTAGCTATTTGTATAACCTCTTGCTCTATTCCAGCTGGATAATACTGAGCATTCCAAGCTTCAGTTTTTGGATATGCTGCGAGCGGTTTATTATCTATAAGCGGATTATTAACTCTAATATATAAACCTTCATCACTTCCAAAATCTCTATCATTAGGGCCTACTTCCTGTAAATTACGTGGTATTTTATTTACATTATCACCTAAAAGAGTTGTAAAAAAACTTTTGTTTCTTTCATTGTTTTCAATTACAGGATATCCATTTACAAATCCAGGTAAATAAACATTGTAATATTCTTGTTCAGTCTGTTTAACTACTATTTTATAAGAAAACCAACCTAAAGGATTATTAATAGAATATATACCAGGGGTTCCTGTAGCCGGATTATAGGTTGATTGCACAGCTTCATTTAGAGTAACTACTAAAGCATCTCCTAACCAATCTAAAATTGGAGTAGCGGTTTGCTCAGCTAAGTTATTATAGGGATTAAAAACAGTAGATCCAGATACACCTGGAACATTGTCGTAAGATGATAAAATAACGTCTGATTGTCTACCGTACCTATCTGAAAGCACAAAACCTACTTGATATGTTCTGTTTTGTTTTAATTGATGTTTTGGAAATTGAGTATAATTATCAAACTTTATAGATTTGTTACTAGCGTTTGCGCTAAAAGCTATTGAGTTAGGCCCTGTATGTCTGTCTAAGTAATTTCCATAAACTACTCTGTTACCTATAACTTCTTGGGCAAGAGCTCTTACTGGTACTCTATCCGATACCCTAGTTACTTGATTACTAGGTAGTGTTTTATATGGTTTCGTAGAGCTATAATCGTAGTCTAAAAAGTATTTAGTATTTATACCGTGAATAGCATCGTGAAATGCTATTGAGGAAAAAGTAGGTGATGGATTAGACAATTGCACTGTTTCAAGTACTTTTACTGCTAAAGCATCAGACTCTTTATATAATATATCAATGTCTGTTATTTTAAAGCTACTGATCAAATTTGCCGGTGTACTTTCCATTACTGGAATTCTTAGCAATATGTTGTTTATATTATTTTCAAACCAAGCAACTATTGTAGATTTATAAGCGTCGTCCATATCTTCTGTAGGAGATAACAACCCTCCTCCAAATTGACTGTATTGTTTTGGTATAAACATAGGTTGACTAAAGGGCGCCATTAAAGAATATTCATTATCTTCAAATTTAAACCTATAACTAAATCTTACAAACTTATCCTCTAAAAAGTTATCATCACCTTTCCAGTTAGCATCGTAATCAGGATTGTCACTTATCGATATAACATCTGAACCAGCAGTTGTAGTTTCTTTATTTAGCTTTATGGATATAGATTGAGCAGGTGCAACCGCGTCATTGTCTAAAACTTCAACAAAAGAAACTCTAGTATCAGCAGATATTCCTGGTCCAGTAACTAAATCACCTACCTTAGGTATTCCGTTATTACCGCTGTATAAAAAATCAACATCAGCTCCAGTTCCGCTTATAGTGTATATAGCTGTTATTGGATTAGGGGTTCCTCCACCTGCTATAGTGACGGCTCCAGAAGAATGATTAGACATAAATAATCTATTCTTATTAGTCATAGAGGGTCTACTAAAATCCAAGGGAGTAGTATCTATTATAGTGACAGGAGTAGATAATGTTAATGTATTTGGTAAAACAGGAGCAGTTGCCGTAGGTATACCTATAACTGTAACTAATTCTAATATTTGTTGTGCACCTATTTTTACTTTGTCAGTAACAATATCACCTACTTTTATACCAGTAGAATCTGCTACAACTATAGTATCGGAAGCTGTAACGTCTCCATTTAAAGTTGTTTGTACTCTTTCCATAGCTAGTATTGGCTCAAAGGGAGCATATTTAGCTACAGATATTTGATCTTCTGTTGTATAATGTGATGAATTACTAGTCGCAAGAGAAATGTTTATTTTTCTTGGTTGGTTTAAATTGTCTGTCCAAAACAATAGGTTTTCAATTAAATTTATACCGGTTATTATATAACCTTGATTAAAATTTAAAAAACTACCTTGAACCAATATTAAAGGTGGGTTTGTTGAAGACAAGTCAACACTTACTATATAACACTTAGCTGTTCCCGGAGCTCTAGACTCATCACCGGGATTCCAATCAGTAGCCATAAAATAAGCCATGTTTGAATTCTCGTCAATAAATTTACCGATTATTTCTGTTGTTGCAGGTGCACCTATGGAGGTTAAACTAGATATAGCTATATTACCTAAAACATTTTCAAACTCACCCACTGTAGACCCTTCTGATCTACTTATAGATAAGTTTCTAGCTTCTCTATATTCACCATTAGGCACAATACGAGAGTCAAGATCTTGGTTCATTTTCCCCTTAAGAAAAGTATTTTTAACTTCAGCCATTTAATTTTAGTGTTTAATCCATTTAGATTTACCTCTCATTGTTTGAACTATCTCGTCAAGCTTAATGTTTGATAATCTTATTTTAGCATTTCTTAATTTAGAGCTTCTCTCTTGCTTTAATCTTCTAACTATATATTCAGGTTGATTTATTCTGGAAGCTATGACAGCGTGGCTTATATGAGCATATAAAGCTTCTTCTGCCATCTTTGGAACTTTAGTGTCTAAATCATAAGCAAGTCCGTCAGAAATGTATTCTAACACTATTAACTTATTAGCTAAGTTACTTGAAAAAGAAAACTTTCCTTCTCTATGATTTATACCAAACCATCCGTTGACTTGAGAATATTGAGGATCTAATCCGTACTGTTGACCGAGAGCTCCATCTATTCCATTAAATCTACCATAAGCATCAAAAGCAATAGAAGAATTGTCAATAATTTCTCTACCGTCTATTAAATTATCATTAGCCTTAGCCCATCTTTCTTCTGTTATTGAAGTTCCTTCTAAATTTTCGCCAAAATTATCCTGCGTGGGCAAGCCTAAATTATCTTGTAATGGTGTTGAAAAAGGATTTATAGTTAAATTGTTAGCTGGATATATAGGTCTTTTTACACCTAAATGATCTATCCATGACATCTTAACATAGTTTACGTAGTCTTGAGGTATAACAACGCTTAGGCTAGAAGGAATATTTAGCTCTTGAGATTTTATACTATTTAATGTATCATAACTAAATTCCTGTAAACCTCGTTTAGCATGGAATATAATGTCGGTTCTTTTGCAGCTTGGTATTAATTTACCAGTTCCTACATAAGCTACTAAAAAGTTATTTATAATATCTCTAAGTTTTATATAAGAATAACTATTATAGTTGTTCTCCACAGCTTCACCAATAGCATCTCTATTTCCATATTGACCTCCATTTAAAGATTTTAATTGAACCACCACACTTGTATTAGCCGCTAAGTTTCCGTCTATAGTTATTACGTTATCAACAACTTTATAGTTTAGTACATACTCGGTGTATGTCAAAACACCCGGTGCAGCTGTATATAGTTTGAAGTTATTTAAAGCGTAGTCAGTTTGTGTAGGATCATAACTACCTAATACTAATTCAGTATCGAATGTAGTTGTAAATGTTTGATTATTTCCAGCCGCAGATAGAAACCTTTGAGAGCCCGCATAGTACTGCTGATTACTTTCAGTTATTAATCCCATGTGTTATTATGATTTTTCGTTTATGTCTTCTTGTTGTATTTGTTGCGATGCTACTTGTATTATAGTAGGATCTTGTATTATGACTCCTGAATATAATAATATACCTGTTATTAAATCTACTTGCTCTGATACATGAAGTTCAAAATTTGTAGATGATGATGGATTATATAAGAATTGACCTAAAGATCCAATAGAATATCCCCATTGTGGTTGATTAGGTTTCTTTATATAAGAAACACTGATATCAGAAGTTATAGTTGTAGGGAAAACTTGTAGCTTTTCATCTTCATATAAAAATATAGGCTGAACTTTTGTAGCCGCTGTTAATGGCGATCTTTGAATTAAATAAAATTCATTACGTTCTACCATTTGAACCAAAGTATCATTTTTGTATATAACTGTACCTAATCTGTAAAAATCAGATGGATATAATTCCGCTATTATAATATCATTAATAGCAGGAGCATTAACAAAAGTTATGTTATTTGATGTTGTGTTAAAAGAATATCGTGCCGGAGAGTCTTGTAGCACTCCGTTTTTAAAAACTTTAATTAAAGCGTTTTGTGATTGCGAAGGAGACCAGTTAGTTACATTGTATATTCTATTTGTAGCTGGATTTGGTAAAGCCGGTACTGTAAATGTTTGAGTAGAGGTTGCAGTAGTGGAGGTTGTTGGTAAGTTAAAATAAGGCGTAGCAAAGGTTGCTGTACCTATTCTTTTAAAAATATCTAGTTTTTCTTCTAAATTTTTTACTCTGTTAGCATATTCGCTATCGTTTTCTGGTATACGTAGTTGTTGGTTAAGATCACTCATATATTTTTCAAATATACCTAACTGAACTTGATTACCAACTTTATTAAATTCGTCTGGAGTTATGTACCCTCTTTGTTGCTGATTAAGTATTAGCAACACAGTTTTATAAACTAAATCTACGTTTATAGCCATTATTTTGTTTTTTTTATTATAATATAACCGACCACTTAATGCAGCCGGTATATTATATCATTACATGTTAATCTAAGTTTTTCTCTACAGATCTGAATACTTCAACACCTTCATCGGTCTTAAAATAAGCAGCCATAGCAGAATAAGGATTTTCATCGAAAGGAACTGTCATTAGTTTTCTTCCATTAGATCCCCAAGTAAATGTTCTTTGATCTTGCGATAAAACTATTATTCCAGCTTCTTGAGCTCTAATAGCCACATTTCTAAGATGTACATTTTCATCATTAGCAAGTTCTATAAACAAAGCAGGATTTCTTCTAGCAAACATAAGCAAGTCTCTTTTAAGCTCCTTAGAACTCATGTTGCTGACCTCAGATCCAACTTCAACTCTCAATATTGCCTCAGCTTGATCAATATCTATATCTCTAGCCGCGTTTACAGCATCATTTTGTAAGAATAAAATATCTAAATCATCTTCAGCTTGTTCAACCGCGCTAAACTCTTCATATAGTTTCCCTTTTAATGGATGATATAAACTTAATAATAGTTGTAAATTTTTTTGTTCTTTACCAACTTTTAAAGTTCCATCCAAAAATCTTATGTGACCTAAAGTGCATTCTCCTTTTTGCTCATCAACTAGTGGTGAGTCTTGATTTGTAGCATATCTTATTTCTCTTTGCTTACCAGTTTTAGGATCAAAATACAATAAAGAATGTTTCTTTGTATGTTTACCTGGTATTGTTAAAGTTAAAGGTGATTTATTACCTTTTAAATAGTATACTCTATCTTTTATTTCCCAACTTGGTTTAGCTGGTTGTACTTTTGTAGCAGCTTTAACTACTACTTCTTGCTGAGGAGCAACCTCAACTTTCTTTGCTGGTGCTTTTTTTGCAGCCATAATATAATATAATTAAATAGTTTAAAAGTGTGACAATAGCTAGTATATATTAATAGTAGTAGGCTATCGTCGTATAAAAGTAATAATTACCCCCGTAGTTATTACGAGGGTAATATTACATTAATTTTGAATCCTTAGATTCCTTTGAATAATACAAAGTTGTTAGCAGCTTGAGTGATCAAACATCTTTCAGATAGGAAGTTTACTTCCATAGCATCTAAAGTAGATGTTGCAGCACCACCAGCAGAACCAGTTAACCAAGATTTCATTCTTCTATCATCTGATTGAGAAGCTCTATATCTTACGTGTAAGAAAGGTCTTCTGATGTTAGTTCCTAATACTTGATCATAAACTGTAGAAGTTCCAGCAGGTACTAATACTCCTTCAACAGAGTTGATACCATTGATTCCTCCACGAGTTGACGCATCGTTTAAGTATTTCCAGTCAGTCTTGTAGAAGTCGTAAGAACCTCTTCTGAAACCAGAGAAACCTAAATTTAAAGCCATTTCCTCAGAATTTTCAAATAATCCAAAAGCAGTACCTCCAGCGAATCCACCAGAAATAGAAGCTAACATATCGTCAAAGTCCAAAGATGTTTGTCTTTGTAAAAATAACATGTTTTCTTCAATAGCTCCTTGAGTATCTAAGTTCTTTAAAATAGCATCAAACTCATCTAAACCAGCAGCAGCAGTAAATCCTACTTCTACGTTTCCACGTGTTTGAATAGCAGAGAATAAACCTTCAGATCCTGGAGATGTTGTTGGTACAGCAGGTAATTGATTGTACTCAGCTTCTACCATACTCATTTCTAAATAGTCTTCAAAACGTAATCTTGTTTCAGATTCAGCTTTTAAATACCATAAGTACCCAGATGTTCCATCTTCAGTTGCAACTTCTACCCATCCAATTTGTGCCATATCAGAACCACTAACTACGTATTGGCTTCTTAATATAATAGGAGAGTTAGAAAATTGAGTTAAAGTAGGTTCAACAGATATACGTGCTTGATTCGCTCCACCAGCAGCAAAAGCAGCATTCATGCTTTGACCTTTTTGGTATTGAGAACCGTATACAAACACTTTACATCCAACTGCTGCAAGAGCTGCAGTAATTTGAACATTATCAAAAGGCTGTACTACAATATCAGTTGCAGCAAGACCAGATCCAGCGTAGGCTCCAGAATCAGTTACTAATGCTTTACTTTCTTCTCCTGTTGCAGGATTTAAAAATACAATAGTATCATTGATTGAGATAACATTCTGTAATCCAGCTGTTCCAGCTACGAATAAAGTAATAGTACTAGTGGTACCAGCAGCATTTGCTACTGCAACACCTTGATAAGATATATGTAATCTATTTTGCTCAGACCAAATTACTTGATCACTTGTCATTGGCATTTCAGCGCCAACCATTCTTAAGAATCCAGATAACGTTCTGTTTCCATAACGCTCTACTTCTTGTTCATAAATTTCTGGTAAATACTGTTGAGCGAACGTGTTTGTATCGCCTGCTCCAGCTCCACCGTTAAATTGTAGGTAGTTACTGTTTAAAATCTCTTGCGACTGCGAAGGGACTAAACTACCAAATTGAGGACTTAAACTCATAATAATAATTTTTTAGTTAAATTTTTTTGTTTTTATTTTTAATCTTGAAGAATCTTGACCGCTTATAGACCTAACCTTTAAACCATTAATAAATTCACCTTCTTGCACCTGTCTAGGCTGTGTGCTTAGATTTTTAGATTTACCTATAATATCCTTGGTAGCATCTGATTTTCCTTGCTCATAAAAGTGATTAATAATAGTGTCTGCGTTAGACGCCATAAACAAAGCTTTGTGATAACCTTTGGTGTCTGTTACTTTACCTTCTTTGTTTAGAAACTTTCCTACAAAGTTGTTAATGTTAGACTGGTCTTCTGCGACTTTACTTGGATCCTGTACTCCATACCTAAACTTTTTTCCACTAACATCAAATTCAAAACCTTTGAATTCGTTATTGAAATAGTTATTAGTTTGAGATTTAAAATCCTCATGCTGTCTAGTAGCTGTTTCTTGCTCTTCATTGTAACGGTTGAAAAAATCCATAGCTTTTTGTTGTTCCTGAGTTACGCCGGGTCTCAACTTGATTTCGTCGTAATATTTACTCTTGGTTTCTTCCAAAAAGTTTTTAGCTTTTGCAACTTCTTCTTTAAACGCAATTTTTTTCTTGCGTATATCTCTTTCCTCATCTATATCTTCATCGTAATCGTAGTCTTCTAATAGTAGGCTAACGTCATCCGATTCTAGATAAGGCTTTGTTTTTTTATAGTATTCTTTTAATAGTGTTTTATCATCAACAGAAGAATAATCTGCATTTAATCTAACGTAGTCTTCCACAGTTCCGCCAGTGTCTTCCATAAAAGCAACAAGCTTTTCAACGTTTTCTGGCAAAGGTTTACCTAAAATCTTTTCATCTCTTACGGCTTCTTTTGCTTCCTGAACTACTTGCTTTACTTCTTCAGTTATTTCTTGCAGCGGCAAATTTTCTTTAACATCTTCAATGGACCCTGAGTTTCCCTGTCCCACTTCTTGCAATCCCACTTTGGGTTGTTCTGTATGTAACACGCCGCTCTCTGCGCTTTGCTCTTGAATGGCATCTGCTTCTTGTTTTGATTCGTCTTTAGATATAACAACTTTTGTTACATCTGGCTCTAAATTTACTAAAGGTTCTTTAATGTTAACCTTTACTACTTCAGGCGCTTTGTTTGATAATTGCTTTGGTTTTTTTGATTTTCCTTTTAAACTAAAGTCTCCTTCCTGCTTAACAGGTTCATTTGTTTTAATTTCTGACATAATATAATATAATTAAATAATTGTTTGTATTTTAACTTGGCCCAAACTCTTCTAATCCAAATCCACCTAAAACATCATTTCCTGATGATTCAAAATTCTTAGGTAATCCTTCTGTTTGTCTTTGTTGTATTAGTTCGGATTGTTGTGTTCCTTGTAATTTTATTCTTTGATCTTTACGATCTTCAATTTCTTGTTCTTTTGCTTTTGTTGCACCTATCTGAGCTTGAGCTAGTTGTATATTGTATTGAAATTCTTCAGCCATTAGCTCTCTTTTTATTTGAGCTTCTGTTTGCATTCTTTGTATTTCAAATTGCGATTTAGCTTGTTCAATACTAACTTTCTCCTGAGTTAATGCTTGTTGTTTTTGAACTTCTGCCATAGCTGCTTTTTCTGCAGACTGTGCATTGGCTTGAGCTTGAGCTTGAATATTTGCTTGCTGTTGCTCTTGTTCTCTTTTAATTTTTTGGGTTTGTCTTAGCTTTATAAATTGATTGGCTAATTTAATATTTTTTATTTCTCGTATATCTATTGCATCAGATAAAGCAATTGCTCCTGTTTGCAAAGCCATTTGAATATTTTGCTCAAGTAAAGCTTTTTCTTCCTCTTCAGGCTCTAATTGAATATAGATACCAAAATCATGCAATTGTAAATTCATCAGTTCTTCTAACGTTTCAACATTAAATGTACTTATAGAATTTATTAAAGAATTTTCAGTTAAAGGGTTTTGAATTAAATCCGCTACTTTTAAACTTACGTTCTCACAAGTTCTGACTGTTAAGTATAATAATGATTCTAGTAAATGTTTTGTGGCTGTGTTTGAAGCGTTAGCGGCCATTTTTTGTAATCCAAGTAAAGCATCTTTATCCGGAGCACTACCATCTCTTGCTTCGTTTAAACCGGTTACATCTCTTATCATTTGAAGATAATATTGATACGTACCAATTAAACTTTGTATTTTAGCTTGTCCAGACGATGATGATAATTCTTGAATAGGAACTTTACCTCTATTTAATTCACCATCTTGTGTAAGTGATCTACCCACAATAGAACCGGTTTGAAAATACATATTCAAAGCTTCCGCTGGATTATAATTAGTTCCATTACCTAAATCAACTTCAGCTAAACCATCCATATCTAAGAATACACCATCTGGTACTATTCTAGACATTACTTGTTGTAATTTTAAATGAGTTAATTGAATCATATCAGCAAAACCTGTAATTTTACTTACTAAAGATTCTATTCTACCTTTATACATTCTAGGCGCAGATATACAGTAATTCATATCTACCTTAGTTGTATCCGCAGTAGGCCGGGTCATATTTTCCGCCATCTTCCATTCCAGCATGTAATTATTGCCAAGAACTTTAGCTCCAGTATATAAAACTTCTATGGATCTAGATACTCTTTCAAAATTATCGTTTTCCGGTGGATTAAATGTATCTGGCTTTTCTAATGTTTTTTCTAAACCTTGATCTGTTTTCTTTATTTTAAATACTTGATCAACATAAGTCTTGTATTCAAAATACATAACCTGTACAGCGTTCTTGTCGTAATTTGCCCAACCAGTAACGTATTGAGAATTGCCTGGCATATTTTGTATTCTTTGAAGCTCTTCATCTGGTATATCCGGAAATTGTTTTTTTAATTCAGGAATACTTATAGCTTTAACTTCTCCTACATAATATATGTCTTCAAAATTTGGATCTTCCGTGTATGAATAAACTATACGAGCGGGGTCAACATAATCAATTTTAATACCTTCGCTTAAATCAAATCTTGTTTTTACTGCTCCTATGCCTAAAACAGTTAAATCATAAGCAACTCTTGCTTTAGTTTGATCATATTTATTAAATGCTAAAACATTGCTAATAACCTCTTCTTCTGCTATTTCAACATTCTGCTTGTAGGTCATTTGCATGTGAATATCTAATTCCTCTTTGCTTTCTGGAAGATCTTCTAAATTTCCAGTTCGAGTCATATCCATTCCTAACTCTTGCTTTATATTTTCAAGCATAGGTTTAGCATTCATGTCTTTTTCAATAGCAGCTGCGTAATCTGTTCTGGTTTTAACAGAAAAAGGATCTTGTGCAAAGGTTGAAATATCGTATGATTTATTAGCCATACCATTAACAACAATGTCTACAAATTTAGATATGACAGCAACAGGTTTCCAGTCTAAATTAAGATAAGATAAATCGCCGTTTATTGATAATTCATCTTTGTATTTTTGAACACTTTGTTCACCTCTAGCATATAATCTTAATCTATGAAAAGTAGCATAAGATTGAACATACCTATTACCAGCTCTACCTTCCTGGAACCATTCGCCCTCTATGGCTCTACCTACCTGTATACCGTAGTCTAAGCTAGACTTTTCAGCCTCGCTTACTACTTGATTTGGAAATGAACTGTTAGTATTAGTCTGTATTCTCATTTATTTTATTATTTTAGACATACCGCCTTTATTGTCGTATCGTTTAATACCTAAATCTATAGCTTTATATTGTATCTTAGCTCTAGGTATATATCTATTTTTATTGCAAGCCATTAATGCTAATCCTGAACTTATAGAAGCATCATGCTTTGTTCTGTTATTTATATTAAATCTTGCCCAATCTTCTAATGTTCTTTGAAAATACATATTACCATATCCTGTTTCTAATAATCCTACTCGGGTGTTTATGTATGTTTCTATGGCTGCAGCATGTGCTTGCTTTATATCTTCGCTTGAATTAGGTATTCCACCTATTTCTCTTTCTGTTACTGAAAGCTTTAATTTATCAGGTCTATTCATAGAATATCCCCTATAACCTCTTCTCTTAAAATGATACAATAGTCTAGGCTTATTGTTTTCAGCTAATATTGGCATACCATAAAATACGCAAGCCATCAATACATCTTCAAAAAATATTTCTGCAGTTTGTGGTCTTGCTATATATTCTAAAAAGAAATGATCCGGAGGAACATTTTCCATACTAA